ACTGATTAATGAATATCTCACCTTCGCCACCACCATTGATTGTTGCGTTTATTTCTTGACCCGCAGATAAAATAGAAATATTGAAAGCGCTATCTTTATCTATTTGCAAGTCTACCGTGTTTTCTACCTGTCTGAATATAGTAAGCATAGAGCCTTCTACAAATGTGAATGTTTGCGTAGTTGGGTCAAATGGCGGTGTAATGCCTTCTATTTCAACACCCTCTAATACATTTACCTCTGCCTGTTTATTGACATTAGTTTCTATCACATCTAACAAGTCAACGAGAAAGTCTATACTGAGTAAGTCTATGTCTAGGCGGTCTATATTCTCTAATTCATCTTCTTTCAGATAATCTGTGTCTAGGTCATTCTCAAGCAAATCAACATCAAGAATATTATCTGCACTAGCATTTTGTTCTTCTACAGCGCGTTCTGTTTCCTCTGGCGGGTTAATGATAAGCAAGTTGTCTATAAAGTCTAATGTCAATCCAGTTAATACTACTGGTCTTGTTGGCATCTGTTCTGCCACTGTAACGACTGTAGCGCTAAATGCTTCTGTCAAAACCACCGTACCCGCCATTGTGGTCACGGTTATTTCACCGCTAGATGTGCCATCTTCATTAGGCAGTAGTATTATTAAATCTCTGCCCGTGTCTGGCTCACTACTGACTGAGAAACTTGTACCCCTGATGCCTATTGTTGCTGAATTTGTCCTTATCTTCACATTCTCATTTGGTATTTTTCTTTTTGTTTTGCTAGAAAGAAATCTACCTGTACCTCTGACAAAAGATAAAGCCAGTTCACTTTTACTGCGGTCAGTATCGTAGACGAATGAGTCAATTATGACCTTTGAATGTTCGGTCAAGGTAATCAAGGTATCATCAACAAACCGAATAGCAATGCGACCATTACCAGTTCTTACATCATCATTTGAAAATATATCTAAAGCGAGTTCTGCCAGTAGACTATCAGTAGTGTTCTCGCGCCGTATTTCGCCGTTTCCTTTGAGTTCTGATATAGACCCTATGTCTGCGTGTATTATTGGAATTAAGACTATTTGCAGTAATACAGAAAAAAGTATCAACAACCAGAAGTGCATTGGTCTATGTCTATTGTACCGCTTGATGTAGTTGATATAAGACTCAATACACCGCTTGTACTTCCGCCACTATTGGTTTGGTCTACATCAATATTATTACTGTTACCAGTTATCGTGGCAGTAATACTGTGGTCAGCGTTTCCAGTTTGCGTTGTATCTATATCATTACTGTTGCCGCTTACTGTCCAGTTATTGATGCACCCTACTACTTCACATGATGCGTTTATATCATTTGATGTACCTGTCACTGAGAAATCTTGATTACCCGCAGTAGCCGCCGCGCTTGCGCCTTGCGTGAATGTTAGGACATTAGAGTCACCTGTAGCCGCATAATCAAAATCAGTATTAGCTACATCACCTGTGCCACCCGCAGTAATTGTTGTTGTGTTTGAGTCACCTGTTGTTGATGCTGTGAAACTGGTACTGTTACCTTGAGCTACAGTTGCCGCAACGATATTTGAATCGCCAACGCTGTCAATATCTACAGTCATAGAAGTTCCAGTGAATGTTGCTCTTGTTTGGCTTGTTCCTACTTTGTTGGAATTCCCAATCTGGTCAATCGTCATAGTTAAACCTGACCCGCTTTGCGTGATGTATATAAGGTTATTGTCAGCATAAGAAACGCTGATAAGAAACATGAGTACAATCCATACGCAATAATTAAAGACTTTCATCATCATAACTCCACATATTTAGTTCTATGCCTTGCTGAATCAATGCGTAAACTGCTGTTTCTATGGCAATCTTTGTAGCAAGACCTACTGTTTCATTCTCTGTCAAACCAGATTCAATCTCAATGAGGTCTGTTCCTTGATTCTCAAAAACAAACACATCAGAACCCGCACCCGCAGAAAAAACAGTCTTGCTTGTAGATACATTCAACAATATTTCACCAGTTTGCACAAGTACCGCCCTCAGATTTACTGTAACACGGTCACGCCTGTAGATATTATTGATGCCTACTCCGCGTATTCTAATACCACTGCCCCCTGTTTCATAGTTGGTATCATAGCTGACTATGCCACCCTCAAAAATAATACCTGAGTAGAGTAATGGCATGAGTTTGTTTGAGCCTTCACCGTCATAGCTTTCGCGTGTTGAGATAATTAACTGTCTTTCACGAGTTAAATTAGCTAACCCTTGTCTTTCTATTACTTTAAACCAAGAGCCACCACCCGCGTTCATTAGCGCTTCCATTAGCATAAGAGCGCCACCCTGAGTCACTGCTGTACTAAACAGAGCCATACGTTCTGAGGATTTTCGCTGTCCTGTTAAATCTGGGAAGCTATATACAGACACTACTGCTTTTTGTTTTGGCGCGGGCAAATCTCTTAACAGATTCAATGAAGGTCTTTCTATTACTGGATTTTCTTTATCTCCAATGACGGCTAATGGTGCGCACCCATATAGAAAGAATAATAATATTAAGGCACGCATGGTGCATCAGCGCAGATACCGAATGAGCCAATAGGTATTCGTATCTCTGTCGTTACTCCGTCAATGTCAAGAATTGTTAAGACAATTTCTGTACCTGTGTTTATAAAGTTGATTGTGTTGCCCTCTAAATCTATTGAGCCACCTGTACCGCCACCATCATCAAATAATGATTCAGCTAGGTCTTGAGATAACCTTGAGAACACTCTGGATTCTAGGTTACGCAAAAACTTAGAAAGCGTTGTGTTATCAGCATCTCTGGCGGCTTCATCTATAGCTGACTGTATATCTTCTTGTATTTTTTGCCGTCTTGTTCTCTCTTGTTCGTCTACCGTAAGCACATGAGCAGAATAACCTACGCCACTGAATGCGGGGTTTTTAAATACGAATACCAAATCATCAGCTTTTATAGTTCCTGATAAGAAAGAAGCTAATATAAACCACCCAACAATTAATAATTCTTTATCTTTTTTCATAATATATTAAACGTCAACACCTTGTTTGCTAAAGAAAAACAAATATACATCATGCATAACAAGCATATAAATGTGATGGCATCTTCAGCTATTTGCCTTGTTAGTCTTATTTTTCTTAGCCTTTTCATCTGTTTCTTTCAATTCTAGTACCGTGTTTACCTTTTGTTGCAATCTTATCATATCTTGGTCTAAGAGCCGTAATTGGTCTGTCAGTCTAATAATAGTTATCTTCATAGCTTGTACGGCGGGGTCTATCTTGTTGTTGATTGTTTGCCATACGAAATAAACAAAGTAACCAAGACCCACTACCATCACGACTTGAAAGCCAAACTCCGATATAAGAGCAACAATATCCATTATCTAAACTTCTTTTGTATGTACTTAATACCCGCATAGATTGTTAAGCCATAGATAGCAAATAAACTTAGAGAGCCAAATACAATAAAATAATCAGATGGGTATAGGTATATCAGACCAAACAATCCATCAACGACTGCTTCCGCATCTCCGATAGGTGGTAAATTAATCTCGTCTTGCATCTATCTTTCCATCTTCAACAAAGTTCTGTGCGCGTGATATACGCTCTAAATCTGGCGATAGGTTTAAGGCACTACTTACGCTAGTGTCTATGCGTATCATGTCATTGTTCATGGTTGATGCTCTGGTAATTAGCATTTTAGCGATACTTTCTACAGTTTTTATTTCACCTACCAAGCCGTCCATGAGTTGCTTCATAACAAGGAATATGAAGTAAGCCATAACAAGACCACTTGCAATGGGCAAACCTAATTCAGCGATTAGGTCAAATGCTTCCATCTAATCTTCGCCTTTAAACTTCTTGCTCTGTCCAGATGTACCCGCATAAATACCAAATACTGCCGCCATAGCACCTGTCACTACAGATACCAAGCCCGCTTGCTCTAGGTTAGGCTCTGGGATTGTCATAAACCAAGTAATAACCTTGTATAGCAAGATAATATATACAGCTACAAAGATACGCGGGAATATACGCCATGCATCTACAGTCTTTGCTAGATGAATCCATTTGTAATAAGGGTTAGCACCTATGTTGTTGGGGCTTAATTCTACTTCTACTTCTACTTTCTTTTTAACTGTTTCTGATTGGTCTATCACTTCATTGGCTTCTACCAGTTTTTCTTCCATCACATTTTCCTCGTTTTTATGTCAGTCACCTTTAAGTTTTGTGTATATCCATCATGTACTAATCTTTGTTGATATATTATTGCATCATCTATTTCTATGTTCTTTTCTTTTGTATTCCATTTATCATTAGCATAATAAGTTTCAGTAATACTCACATCAAACTCATTTATTTTAAAAGAAACAAAATGTCCGTCTTTATCATACACCCCACTAAAAACAACATAACTCATGACGGTATATCTGGAAACTCTACATTCGTAAGGTCATTTTCACTTGTATAACTGGCGGGCAAATCTCTCAATGCCTGTCTGTATGTAGCCCATTCTGCTTTCTTTGAATCACTCAATGGCGAGTCTGCCGCCTGTGTCCAATCACATTGAGCAAGTAATCTATCCCTAATTAACCTAATCTCTGCGGAACATGGGTGCAGAACAATAGTTGTATCTGTAGCTGAGTCATAAATAGATTGTGGTTGTACTTTATATGTCATTGTTGTTTGGTTATTCTTATTAATTGTAAAAACTGGTTATACATAATCATATTTGATTGTGTTGTAGCGCCTGTATCTTCTGCTGTCACTGTAAATGTTTTCTGTTCATTCGCGTTAAAATTCACATTATTTGATATAGGAATTACAAACTCCACTGTGCCTGTGCCAGTAACCAAGCTATTTATTTGTGTGCCATCTTGTTTTATTTTTATTGTGAATTGAAAAGAGCCTGTGAAACTACCGCTTGTTTTTCCTATTGACCCTATATAATAAAGAGCATAAGTACCCGCTTCACCCGCTGTGAATGCTTGAGTCAATGTGGTTGTTTCAGTTGTTGAAAAACTCGCATTTGATGGGGTTGAATTAAAAACCGCAGACCCCGCCCCCCTTGTTCCAAGCTGTGTAACACCAACACCCCCGCCACTTATTTCTAATCCATTACTTGTAACAGTTAAGGTACTACCATTTAGATTAAGTCTATTAGCGTTTAGTGTTCCTGTTGATATATTACTAGCAGTTATATTAGTTACGCTTATTTCTGAAGCATCAATCGTTCCAATAACACCTGATGCTGAGGTTATAGTACCCGCTACAATATCTGCCGCCGCTACATGAACAAAGTTACCTGTAGCACTACTGGTATATGATGATTGATTTCCCTGATGGTCTACTGCCGCCCCCCAAAAATAATAGTTTGTACCCGCCGTTAGCCCATCTGCCTTACCAAATATTGCAGTCATCTTTTTATTTGGCTCACCCGCGTAAGTTGAAACGAGTGTACTATCATCTGTTGGTGCTGAGTTTGATGTTGTTCTATATAACTTAACAGAGCGCATATTAGTTAAGTTTGGATTTGTCCATGTAACCCTAATCAATAATGCTTTGCCTGTGGTAGCTGATAGGCTCGTTGGGGCGCTTATGCTTACACCTAGAGCGATTGTTGCGGCTACGGTGCTAGTAAAGTTACCGTATGTTCCATTGAATAAGAAATGGCGCACCTTAACTGTGATTGTGTTGCCTACAATAACATTAGGTATTAAGAATCGTGCTGTACCTCTACCTACAGACCCCGCAGATTGAAATGTTGAGCCATCAGTTGCATAGTATATCTCTGTTCCCTGTATGGCATCTGAAGTATTGTTTGTCCAAGTGACTACTGCTGAAGCCTTGTTTGTGACCCCTTCTACCGTGTTTGCACTCGCTACAGCAAGGCTTGTTGGCGCGGCTATTGTATAATCACCTGTAGTAAGGTTAGTTCCTGTGCTTACAGGCGTTGTATAGGCGTTATAAGCGTAGCTGTATATACTTGCATCAGTTTCTTT